GCAATAAATTGACGCTCCCTCTCTTCTTCATATTGTATGGTTTCTTCAAGGTTTTTATAACCCTGTTGAAGTTCCTTAGCACTATTTTGAGCGTCAGTAATTCTATTTAACCGAAACTCTTCCTCAATTGTTTGAGTGCAGGTAGGACAAACCGCATTTTCTGTGAAGAACTTGTGCTCTTTGGTAATGGTAGATATTTTCTGAGAGATTTTACCTTTCAGGTTTCCCAACTTTCTCAGTTTATCGGTAGCACCAATAACTTCTTCTTGTTCCTTAGTGTACCCAAAGATACTTTCTTCGGTGGTTGCATTTTGAAGCATATAAGCATCAACTTCACCGATCAAATTAGTAATTTTTTTCTTATTAGAATTGATATTATCATTTCCACGACTTTCCAACTGCTCAATAAAGTTCTTCTGCATTACAACCTTATCTTTGAGGGATTCTTTCTTAAGTTCTAAAGATTTAATCTGATCCTTTTGTTGACGAATCTTTTCCTTAATCAAATTATTCATTGAGGAGAAGATACGAATATCCAACAAGTCCTCAATCACCTCACGACGATGTGCCGTAGCAAGTTGCATAAAGGGAACAAAATTACTAGAACCCAGAATTACAATCTGCGTAAAAGATTTATAATTAACCTTTAGAATATTCTCTTCTAAGATTTTTTGATTCACACGATCATCTGCTTCCTTATGAAGTTGTTTTCCATTCACTTCAATATCAAAAACATTTGGTTTAATTCCACGACGAACCAAATACTCACGACTATTCACAGAAAACTCAATCTCTACCAGACAATCTTTTTCGTTAGTACTATTGGGAAGTTGGGGTTTGTTAATTTTGCGAAATGGACGATTGAACAATACAAAAGTCAGGGCATCCAATACTGTAGATTTACCGGCGCCATTTGTACCCACAATTAAGTTAGTTTGATTCTTTTGGAAGTCTATCTCAGTCCAGTTATTACCGGTAGAAAGAAAGTTCTTCCATTTAATTTTCTTAAAGATTATCATTTTTGGGTGGAATTACGATGTCTTCGGGTTTAATCACTGCATACTTATAATTATAGATCCTACAAGTCTTTATTGCAAGATCATCATCTACTTCTACAACATCCATTTCCCTCTCTTGCTGATCCTCCAACATCAAGGCATAACGAGTTGCATCATCTTCCTCCTCAAAGAGAAACAAGACTTTTTCTCCATATTTGTCTTGGACGGCAAATGCACCATCCCCTTTGTGATCTTTAAGTGTAAGAAGAAACATTATTCAACTTCGCAAGCTTCTTTGTAAAGATTTTGTAGGATTCCTTTAATGATGTTCTTATCAAACTGAACTTCGGATTCATCAATATAACGATTCAGAATTGAAATAGTATTCTCCTCTTCATCAACTTGAAAGTCTTCACTTTCTTGTATTTCAAAGTTCTCAATAATTTTAAGATCTTGAATTCCTGCTGTATATAATTTATCTACAAACTTTTCAAAATCTTTTGCTTTTGTTTTTTTACGAACAATAATCTTTACAATCTTATTCTCATACTCCCGAGCATCAAATGTCTGATAAGGAGTATCCTCATAATAAAGATTATAGAATAATTTATAAGGATTATTGATTGGTGTATGCTCTAGTGTTTCAGTATCAAAGATATGAAATCCACGAGTATCATTCACATCAGTCCAATACATCTCATAAGGATTACCGAGATAGAAGATGCGTCCATTATCAGAACGAGTGTGGTAATGACCAGAAAATACCTTCGTGAACTTTGAAAAAATATTTGAATCCAGTCCATGGTCCTCCATAATCAGATTTTTATTTACATGAAAACCTTGAAGTTCCAAGTGTCCCATCACAATCTTTGCTTTGGACTTCTTAATAACATTCATCGTTTCCTCATGATTCTCACTACAAATCCAAGGAATAAAAGTCATATCAATTCCACAAACTTTTGTATTTGTTGGAGAACTATAAGTTTTGATATTTGGATAAGTCTTGAGAAGTAGGTCTGGAGAGTTTACGTAATTAGTATTCTTATAATAGCAATCGTGGTTCCCAACAATCATATGAACATCATACTGACGCAGAGGTTCAAATACAACTCTCTTTGCCCATTCCAGACTTTGATAATCGATTGATTTACGACTATCAAATGCATCACCCATATGAATGACTGTCTTTATCCCATACTCTTCAAGGGCAGGGAAAAAAACATTATTATAGAAGAGTTCAAAGTGGTCATGAAGATGCTTTGAACCCTTCCTAGCGCCAAAATGGGTATCTGTTAAAATTGCGATCTTCATACGGGTTTTAACTGGACTTCAAGTGTAGCACGGCAGACTCCAAAAGTCAAGGTCATCGGTTGTTGTTTCTGTATTGAATATTATCTTTCATACTGTTGTATTCACTATTGTTCCCAGAAAGCAAGTTAGAATCAATTACCATAACTTCATCAAAACCGGTTCTCTCAATAATTTTATTCTTAATTTCAAGTTGCTTCTTTTCTTTTTGAATTCTTCTGAGAAATGCAAAATGAATAATCTGAGTAAAATATGCAAAAGGATTCTGAGATCTTTCTGGATTGAAATTATGAATGTATTGAACACAATTCTCAATACCATCGGAAATCATATCCTCACGAAACATATAATTAACAAAGTTTGGTTTATAGGATAAATGAGTAGCAATCTTTAAGAAGCATTCGCCCAGATAGTTGGGAATTCTTGGTTTTCCTTCCCAAGGTCCAGACTTTGGTGGTACTGTATCATATTTCTCAATGAACAGTTCTCGTGCTTTATCAACTTTACTACGATACACTATCATTGCTTCTAACAACTCTTTATTGTTTACATAATGCTCTGATTTCTTTTTTGCCATGGTGAACCCATTTACCTATTAATAAGTTAAGTTTATTATAGCACACATTAAGGGGGCTTGACAACTATCAAAATATTGTGTAGACTAGGTTTGTCCCCGTTAAAGATAAGTTCTAGCTTTCTTTAAGATCTTTATATAATTCTTCAAGTTTATTGCGAGCATCTTCTACTGAAGATACATATCCCATCTCATTTGATACTTTTACTTCTCCCGATGGTTTATAGACATCTACACTGTCATCATCATTTAAGTACTTATGATATATATCGATAATTTTCTTATCTGTAGTTTCAGTCATTGTAATTACTTTATCAAGTTTAATCATAAAAAAATCATCTTTGGATAATTCCATCCAGGGTTTTATCTTTATATAAGAACCCATCTGTTGTTCTATCATTTTCATAACAACTGGATTTTGAAGCACTATGATAGGGTCACCATCATTCTCGTCTATCATAATAAGTGATAGTATTTCTTCCCCAGACACTAGTTTTAGAATACAATAAAAATCTTCTCCCATTAGTTTTTTAGTGGTATGTTAACAATTTCATAATTAAAGTTTTCCTCATTATAGATTTTAATTCTTTCGATTAAGTGATTGAGTGTGTAGTTTTTTCTTGACTTATAACTAATATCATCGGCAATATCATATAGAGTTGCTTTTACTTTGTTTTCACCTTTTCGGAGTACTCTGCCGATAGATTGGAGATTTCTAATTCTCGATTTCGATGGTGACGCAAACACAACATTATGTAGATTACGAATATTGATACCGGTAGAAAAAGTCCCATAGGATGCTACGATGATTGCGTTTGATTCCTTTTCGGTTATTTCACGAACTCTTTCTCTTTCGTCAGTTTCTACACCACCGTGAATAAAGAAAACCTGACGATCACCAACCTTACTACTATTTATTAACTCATATAAAGGTTGTCCGTGACTTTCTACTCTTGAAAATAAAACAAGAGTATTACCTTTCAAATCTAATGTAAGATTTTTAATAAAGTTATTTCGTTTCTGATGATTGATAATATATTGAACTTCATCTTCAAATATTTCAAATCTGTTCGGTGGATGCTTCAATAGGAGTATCTTGATATCTAATTTAGCCAGATGACCTTTCTTCATCAGTTCATCTGTATTGATAATCTTGTATGAAGGTCCAAATAATCCTTCTAAAACCCACTTGTTAGTTTGACTTCCATCCAAGGTTCCGGTAAAACCAAAACGATATTTCGCATCACAAAGTTTCGTCATTATAGATATTAATGACTTGGACTTAAATTGGTGTGCCTCATCTCCTATGACTACATTAAATCTTGCAAAATACTGCTTGGGCAATTTGTAAATGCTTTGCCAGGTAGTAATAATGACTTGGGAATCAGTTTCTCTTTCCTTTCCTGCGTAGATCTTGTGGCAAAATGAACCAACATCCCATCCATAATCTTCAAAATCTTTATACATCTGCTCTACAAGGGATGTCGTTGGAACAACTATCAGAATATTTTGCTGTTTCTCAACGTAATATCTTACAGCAGAATATATCATCAATGACTTTCCAGAAGCAGTTGGAGATATCAATAATTTTCGATTATGTCGCAAAGCGTCGTATACTCCCTCAACTTGGTAATCGCGTGGGGCGTGTCTACTAATAGCCGTCATATAATCTTTCACACCTTCCTTTGAGATGCCGTCATTTATCTCAAAGGGAAGTCCATAGAACTTATTATCTGCAAATTCATATGTGTATTCGTGATCCTCACAGAACCTGATAATTCTGTCTAAAAGACCAATATAAATCTCACCCGTTTGTGTATTAAACAATCGAATCTTTCCGTCCCAGTACTTGTTTTTGTACTGAGGACTGAACTTTGCATTAGGAACCTCAAATGTGAATTGATCTGATAGTTCATAATAAACGTGAGGTTCTGCTTTGATATGCAGATATACTTCGTTTTTTTTTGATATAATCAAATGACTCATTCATAAAATATCAGTTATAGGTATTTATTAGGTATTATTATATACTTCTCAGTTTTTTAATTGCACTAAAAACTTTACTTGGTTCTTGTCCTGCCTTTTTTATGCCCTTGTCCATAGCATCATACTCCCTATGAGCTCCTCCAGCACCTCTATGTCTCTCTGGGGAAAGACCTACTAAATTTTTGGGGTCATTTCCAAAATGAACGCCAACTTTTGAATGTCTTGTTCTTATTTCTTCCCGTTCTTCTGGACTTTTATTTTTAAATAGTTCTTTTGCTCTAGTTAGAGGAACTTTATGATGTGCTTCTTTACCTTTTGTTGTGATCTTAGAAACTTTATCCTTATAATCGTTCGGTTTTACGTTGGGATCAGTTTGATCTTTAGCACTGCCACCTCTAGTTCTTCCTTGTCCAGATATTGATGATTTTCTTTTAGTAGTCCACGCATCACCCCCAGTATTCCTAACCCGCCACTCATCTGGATTATTCTTTGCTAAACGTTTTTTTTCAGCATCTTCTCTCGACTGTCCTTCTAAAATAAATTCTTGAAAAGTCTTCATCAGATTTTATTTTTATTTAGTTAAATCCTGCCTGAAATTTATGCCATTCGATAGCATTTTTTATTTGATAAGTTCTATTAGAAACTGTCTTAATAATTTCTTCTAAGAACTTAAGCATAATATCATAATATTTTATCTTCAAATCAATTTTAGAAAGTCTTTCATCGGCACTCATATACCTCTCTATTGCGTCCTTCTCCCTCACCTTATACGGAAATGGGTCCTCTACGTAGACCTCTGCTGGTGCCTTTCCTGTGTAGTAGTTATAACGTTCTAGACGAACTCTGTTACAAGTATCCCGTGCTTTCTCACGAAGAAGAGTAATTGTATTATAAAGTGTGTAATATTTTGAGTGTAGTTGAGGAATTTTTAGTGATTCATCGTGTAGGTTATCAGGATCAATGACAGAATCTCTCTGCCACATTTCCTGAATTTCATCAAGATTCATAGTGGTTGATTGTTGGTTCCTAGGATATTATAGACAGTATACTTGA